GGGTATGAAGTTCGTGGCCCCCATCGCGGCGGGTCTCGACGTGTCGCTGGAGACGACGGCGGCGGCCATGGCCAAGCTGTCGGACTCGGGTCTTCAGGCGAGCCTCGCGGGCACCGGCCTACGGCGCGTGTTGTCGGAGTTGGAGTCCCCGAGCCAGAAAACCAGCCAGATTCTGTCTGACCTCGGGCTGTCCACGGACGCGGTGCGTGTGTCTCAGGTGGGCCTCGTCTCGGCCCTCACGGCGCTCCGCGACGCGGGACTGGACACGGGACAGGCGCTGGAGGTGTTCGGCGACAGAGGCGGCCCCGCATTCGAGGTGTTGTCGAACAACATCCCGGCCATCGAGGAGCTGACCAAGAAGCTGGAGGCGTCGGGCGGGACGGCCAAGCGGGTGTCGGACATCATGGACGACAACCTCAACGGCGCGCTCCTCCGGCTGCGGTCCGCCTTCGAGGGCCTGATCATCGGCGCGGCGGACACCCAGGGCGGCTTCACCGCGCTGGAGGTGGTGATCAACGGCCTCGCCTCGGGCATCAACTTCCTGACCGACAACCTCAACGGCCTCGGCGCGGCCCTGGCTGTCGTCTCGGTTGGGCTCCTGCTCACCAAGACCTCGATGGTGGCCACCTCGGCCACGGCCATCGGCGCGGCCCTGGCCTTCCTCCAACAGACCGCTGCCGCGACCGCCCTGACCTTCTCCCTCGGCGGTGTGACCTCGGTTGCCCTCGGTGCCGCCGGTGCGCTGAAGGCGCTCGCCCTGGCCTCGGTCACCAACCCCTTCGTCCTCATCATCGCGGGCGCGGCGGCTGCCTTCGTCGCCATCGAGAAGCTGACCAAGGGCATCGAGGACTACCAGGCGGCGCTGAAGATCGCGGAGGGCGGGGAGCTGTCCGGCCTGACCAAGTTCGGGAAGCTCGATGCCCAGATTGCCTCCACGACCAAGCTCATCGAACGCTACGATGAGCGGCTGGCCAAGGCGAACATCACCCAGGAGCAGTATGACCGGATCACCGGCAATCTGGTCGCCAAGATCAAGTTCTACCAGGCCGAGCAAGACAAGCTCGCCAAGAACACCGACAAGGCGCGCGAGGCGGCGGCCCAGGCGGCGGAGGAGCAGAACCGCCTCAACGCGGGCTACGAGCGCTCCCTGAAGGCCCTCGACGACGAGCAGAAGCTGCTCGGCCTCGCCAACCGCGAGCGCGAGGTGCAAGCGGAGCTGATGAAGGAGATCGCGGCCATCCAGGAGGAGGGCGGCCCCGAGCTGATCGGGCGCCAACTGGAGGAGCTGGAGCTGCGCATCCGCCGCAACCAGGCCCTGCGCGAGGAGGCGGACGCCCTCGACGGGATCCGGGGCCCGCAGGAGAAGTTCATCCAGGACCTGGAGGTGCTGAAGCGACTCCAGGACCAGGGCCGCATCTCCACCGACGAGTTCAACAAGGCGGTGAAGGACCTGGCCGCCAACGCCGACGACATCGACCTGTCGAAGCTGGAGCTGCCCGAGGGGCTGTCCGCCGACGTGGACCTGTCGGGGACCATCGCCCAGATCCAGGCGGCCCTCCGCATCGAGCAGGAGCGGATCGAGACCGAGCAACGCTACGCCTCCATCATCCGGGACATCCGGGGTGTCGAGCTGGAGCGCCAGCAGCGCATCGCGGACCTCAACTCCCTCCTCGCGCTGAACATCGCCACCTTCGGCGCGGCGGGCATCACGCTCGCGGAGTTCAACGCCGAGGTGGCGAAGCTGAACCGCGAGACGGCGGACCTGCCGCTGGTCGAGCGGATCGCCCAACTCAACGCCCAGTTCGAGTCCGGGGAGCTGACCCAAGCCCAGTACATCAATGAGATGCAGCGGCTGGAGCAGTTCAAGGGACCCTCGGCGGAGTTCCTGGCTGGGCTCGCGCAGCTCAACGCGGAGCTGGCGGCGGGCACGATCACCGCCGAGGAGTTCCTGGAGAAGTTCCGCGAGCTGGGCGAGACGGCGGAGAACCCCCTGGTCACCTTCTCGGACGGCGCTGCTGATGCGATGCGCCGCCTGGAGGACCAATCCAAGACCACGGGCGAGATCGTCAGCGACACTCTCGTGTCGGCCTTCAACAAGTCCGCCGATGCGCTGGCCGAGTTCGCCACGACCGGCAAGCTGGACTTCAAGGAGCTGGCGCGCTCGATCCTCGCCGACCTGGCGAAGATCATCGCGCAGGAGCTGCTGCTCAAGGCGATCAAGGGCGTGTCCGGTGTCCTGGGCTTCGCCAGCGGTGGCGACTTCGAGGCCAACCAGACGATGCTGGTGGGCGAGAAGGGCCCCGAGCTGGTGCGCTTCGGCCAAGGCGGGAACGTCACCCCGGCGGACCAGACCAAGCAGGCGCTTGCCGCCTCGGGCGCGGGAGGTGGCGGAGCGCCCACCGTCAACGTCGCCCCGGCGGAAGTCAAGGTCCAAGTGGTCAACGTGGCCTCGCCGGACGAGGCGCGGAGTGCTATGGATACGTCCGAGGGCGGCAAGGTGATCCTGAACCAAGTCCGCTCCAACCGAGCCGCGATGCGGCGTGAGCTGGGAATCGGCTGATGGCACTGACCAAAGGAACCACTGTAGACTACCTGAGCCTGGTGACGGAGTTGGACAACTTCCTCACCTCGGACTGGGTGGACACCATCGCCATCAACGCGGCGGGGACCGGCTATACCGCCGGGGACATCCTCACGGTTGCAGGCGGGACGACCACCCACCATGCGGCGCAGATCCGTGTGCTGACTGTCGGCGGCTCGGGGGAGATCCTGACCGCGCGACTGTGGGACAGCGGCGGCTACTCCGCCGACCCGACCCTGAGCGCCAACGCGGTCACGGGCGGCACCGGCTCGGCAGCGACCTTCGACCTGACGATGCTGTCGGATCCCTGGAGCATCGTCCACTCCGAGACGATCTTCAGCACCGAGGAGGCGCGCATCTACCAGGGCCCCGGTGGCGGGGGCGTGTTCTGCGGCTTCCGCACCTACCAGGAGGACACCGGCGCTCGCCAGGCGCGCAACTGGGCTCTGTTCGGGTGCAGCTCCTACAACGGCGCACTCCCCTGGTACCAACAGCCCGACTTCCCCTCGGGCTACGGCATCAACACCTCGACCGGCGCGATGACGGCCACGGCGACCCCGGGGTGCTTCGCGGTGTTCAAGGACAACGACGGCTTCCCGATGGACTACTGGATCCACGTCACGGGCCGCCGCATCATCGTGATCGCCAAGCTGGTGGACAACGTCACGACCACTCCGCGCTACTCCTCGCTGTATATGGGGCTCCTGAACCCCATGGGGACCTCGGACGAGTTCCCCTACCCCCTGTACCTGTGCGGCAGCAGCTCGACCTCGCGCTGCGCCTGGGACGACCTAGAGCCCGCCTTCCACTTCAACGGCATCACGCAGGTCGGGGGGGCGACGACGGCGGCCAACGGTCCCGCGATGTACTTCAGCGTGGACGGCTTCTGGAAGTCCGTGTCCAACTGGAACAACGGTAGCTTCGGGTCCTCCAGCCGCTCGGAGGAGAATCAGTACACCGTCTCGCCGTGTGGTCAGATGTCTCTCCAAGCACGGACGGTCGGGGAGGACATCGCCACGGACTCGCCCTCGACCAACCTGTGTTGGGAGCGGATCATCTCGATGTCGGGCCTGTTCTCCTCGCCCGCCGAGTTCCAGATGTGGCCCACGCCCGACTCCGCCGGGGCCAAGCGCCTCCTCGTCCCCTGCGTGCTCACGATCAGCAACACGTCCATCGCGGCTGACTACCACATCGTGGGTGAGCTGGACGGCGTGTATTGGGTGTCGGCGGCGGGCTCCTCCGCGCTCACCTCGGAGGACACCCTGGACGATGCGGACACGGCGGCCCACTACCGCGCATACCAGAATGGTGTGTACAACCAGCTGGACGGCTACATGGCCATCCGGGAGGACTGAACCATGGCCGAGACGACCGGATCCGCCTCCGACCTGGAGGACCTGCTGCAGAAGTTCCTGACCTGGGCCACCGGCACTCCGGGCTGGACCCAGGACGAGGCCATCGGCACCGTGTCCTCGGGTCGCCAGCTCGCCCTCCACAAGGGCAACTGCTTCGTCCAGATGCGCTGGAACCCGACCCTGGGAGCCACCAACAGCGTCGCCCTGTACCAGAGCACGGGCTACACCGGCGGCAACCGCTCCGGCACGCACCCCGGGGACTCCGGCAACGGCTTCAACACCTCGACCTCGGTGGCGGAGACGAGCCTGGACGACGAGCGCTGCTTGGAGACCATTGGCAACGGGCCCTTCCCCAGCTACTGGTTCTACGAGGACCCCTCGGGGGACTACCTCCACTGCGTGGTCGAGACCGCCACGGACACCTTCCTCCACTTCGGAATGGGAGATGAGGGAGCCCTGGAGAAGTTCGGGGACTGGGACACGATCACCGGCGGAGCCTACTGCTACGGTCACACCAACAGGAACAACATCTCCGCCATCTCTGCGACCAACACCACCCTGTTCGACGGTGGCGCGGGGAACGTCTCCGGGCCCACCGACGCGCGCCTGCGTTGGGCAACCATGCGCCTCGCGGGAGCGCCCAACCAAGCTGGGGCGGGCGTCTGGGCTACGATCGGCGGGCACTGTTCGCACGTCCAACTCAACGACACGGCGGGGAACGCCCGGGCGACTTGCGTGGGTGGCTTCCGAGGTGGACTCATCCCGCGTGCCTTCGGCAACTTCCTCGCGGGCAACACCTCGGGCCTCGCGCCCATGACTCCCATCTCGGTCTCCTACATCGACCGGACGCCGAGCCCCAACCGGGTGTACCTCCTCGGGTTCATGGAGGACGTGCGGATGGTGGACATGACCTACCTCGCGCCCAAGGACACCTTCACCGTCGGCGCGGACACCTGGCGCGTGTTCCCCCTCGTCCGCCGCGTCGAGGGCTCCGCCGCCGGTGACACGGACTTCCTCGGGATCGCCTACAAGCAGTAGCACCTTGGCCTTCCTCTACTGATCATGGCCACCTTCCCGGCAGGACTGACGGGGCACTTCCTGCCCACGCCCTTCGCCTACGCCACGCGGATCGCGGCGCACGAGACCTACGTGCGCAAGCAGAACATCCCCGACCCGGACTCCACGATCACGGCCCTCAACCCGCCGGGCGGCAGGATCGGCGTCAACCTCGTGAGCGTGAGCCACGTGCCCACGCCCCCGCCTCCGGTCAATCATCCGGGGTGTGTTCAGGACCGGATGGGCTTCAGCTTCGACTGGTTCGAGAAGTTCCACGTGTTCCCGGGGTCCTTCATCTTCGGGAACGTCCTGTCCACCCAGCAGGTCCCGGTCTCGGTCTACTCCGCCTACCGCACCGAGGAGCATGACTGGATCGCCTTCGTGAACAACGCGGGTCAGGGCGTCGAGCTGCTGAATCAGCCCGCCTACCCCTACACCTTCCCGCCCCAAACCGGCTTCGCAGGACTGCTCCTGGAGGTGACCCCGAGCGGGCCGCCTGTGGTGGACACCACGTTGGACTTCGTGTTCGACGAGATGACCATCAGCCCAATCATCCAACTGGAGCGGCTGGTGTTGTGGGACCTCTCGCCGGAGATCCCCTACACGGAGCTGCTGGCCTTCCTCACCGAGATCCAGACCCACCGCGACGGAGGCGAGCACCGCATCAGCCTGCGCAAGTCCCCGCGTCAGGAGTTCGAGTGGGACCTGGTGCTGGAGGACTCGATCACGCGGAGCCGCATCCACAACCTCCTGTTCGACTGGCACGCGCGAGTGTTCGGCGTCCCGGTGTGGCACGAGGCGACCTTCACGACCGGGATCATCACGGCGGACGACCTCGTGGTGGACGTTCGCACCACCTCCTTCGCCGACTACCGCGAGGGCGGCCTGGCGCTCATCTACGAGTCCAGCTCGAAGTTCGACGTGCTGGAGGTGGCCGTGGGTGGGATCGGCGCGACCGACCTGACCTTCACCAACGGTGTGCAGAACAGCTACGGCCCGGGGGCGATCGTCGTGCCCCTCCGCACCGGAGTGCTGGAGGCCATCCTGCCTGGCTCCCGACTCATCACGGACGCGGGCGTGCTCCGGGTGCGCTTCCGGGTCCAGGACAACGACGCCTCGCTGGCCTCGACGGCGGGCTGGGACACCTACAACTCCAAGGTGATCCTCAACGACGTGAACAGCACCGGCGGCTCGGGCAACTCGGTGGCCGAGGAGATCCTGCGAGACATCATCGTCATCGACAACGACACGGGCCCCTTCTCGATCGAGACGCTGTGGGCCCAGTCGAAGCGCCGCCACACCAAGACCTTCTGGGTGAAGGGCCAGGCGGACCTGTGGAAGGTCCGCCAGCTCCTGTGGGCCCTCCGGGGCCGCCAGGTCAGCTTCTACCTCCCGACTAAGGGCCAGGACCTGGTGCCCATCGCGGACCTCCTGAACCTCGGGACGAGCCTGACCGTGACCAACGTCGGCTACGCCCGCTACGTCCAGAACCGACAGACGCGGAACATCATCCAGGTGGTCCTGACCGACGGCACCAAACTGGTCCGGGAGATCATCGGCAGCTCGGAGGTGGACGTGGACTCGGAGACCATGACCGTTGACACGCCCTGGCCCGCGACCTACACTCCGAGCCAGGTGGCCAGGATCGAGTACCTGGAGCTGTCCCGCTTCGACTCGGACGCCATCCGGTTCCGTTACAGCCTCGGTGAGCGGACCTGCCGCATCAGCTCCCCGACCATCACGGTGTTCGACGAGTGACCTACGACGCCTTCGCAGCCACCATCGAGTCCTCGCGCCCGGTCGAGGTGTACCGCTTCATCCAGGGCGGGGACACGTTCGATTACACGAGCGCCGAGGACGAGGTGACGGTGGACGCGGTGCCGTACACGCCCTCGACGATCAGCCGGGGGAAGATCGGCCAGAGTCCCACGGACCGGAACGCCATCCTGGAGATCCGGGTGCCGATCACCAACACCTTCGCCCGGCGCTACCGCGCCTCGACCCCGGGCGCGCGGGCCTCCATCCAGATCAAGCGGGTGCAGCGCGGGGACTTCCCTGGGCCGGAGTCCAGCACCATCTACGACGGCTTTGTGGCCTCGGTGGCGTTCGAGAATGAGATGAAGGAGGCGGTGATTGCCTGCCGCCCGATCGAGTCCGCCTCCTCGCGCCCGGTCCCGCGCTTCAGCTACCAGAGCCTGTGCAACCACGTCCTGTTCGACGACGCCTGCAAGGTGGACGACACGGACTCCCGCTGGCGCCTCACCGTGGATGTCTCCGCGCAATCCGGCGCGACGATCACGGTGCCCGGGGCGGGAGCCTTCGGCGCGGACTGGTGGGTGGGCGGCTTCGTGGAGATCGACGGAGGCGACGACGCGCGACTGGTGCTGGCCCAGTCCGGCAACGACCTGACCCTGCTGCTTCCCTTCCCGCAATCGGCGGTCGGTCGCCAGATCATCGCCTTTGCCGGCTGCGACCACACGATCACGACCTGTGACACCAAG